AAATTTTTAACGAAAAATTAAAGGGGTGGGGGGTAATGGAAGAATACTCAGAAAAAAATATAAAAGAATTAGAAAATCAGCTACTTTCTAAAATCGGCTATTTTAGTCCTAGAAAAAAGGATGCGATCCAGTACGAAAAAGTGAATCGTTATCTTTATCTCGTCAGACTGCTCTATGAGCTGAAAGCCAAACTTCATGAAGACGGATTGGTCATCACTGTTCACAATGGGCAACAGAGATTCCAAAAAGCGAATTCTCTCATCAAGGAAATCAACACAACCAGCAATCAGCTTTTGGCTATTGAGCGGTCGTTTGATTTTGAGGTGGAAAATTCCCCTGTTGAGAAACCGACGTCTGGAAGTGATCTGTTATGATTTCTCATCCGCTGGTTGATGACTACATCAAAATGGCCGAGAGTGGAGAAATCGTCGTCAACAAAGAAAGAAAGCTGCTGTTTAAAATTATCAAGAAAAAAATCTATCCTCGTGATGATCTATATTTTGATAATGACCTGATTGAGAAATTCATTCGGTTTACGGAAAAGAACTTTTTTCCTCTAGCGAAATACCAGCTTTTCTTGACCCCGTTCATTTTTCTTTTTAGGAAAGAGGACGGGGAGCCACACTTTGACGAGTATCTATACACTCTCGCTCGTGGGGGCGGTAAGAATGGTTTTATGTCCGCAAGGGATGGGTTTTTTATCAGCCCTATCTATCCAATCAGAGATTATGATGTGACTATCACTGCGAACTCTGAGAAACAGGGTAAGGTTTCTTTTGAGGAAGTCTATGAGACTATCCAAAGGCGTGGTCTTGAAGACCATTTCTATCTAACTAAAATGTCTATCACAGGTCGAGCTAACAACTCGGTCTTTTCTTTTCGTACGAATAATCCAAAGACCATGGACTCAGCTCGTGATGGCTGTCTAGAGTTTGATGAGATTCACCAGTTTGAAGATGATAAGGCTGTGAAGGTCCAAAGGTCTGGTCTTGGTAAGATTGCTCATGCTCGAACATTCTACAACGGGACTAATGGATATGTGCGCGAGGGATTTTACGACAAGCTGATAGAGAAGTCTATGCAAATCTTGAATGGAGAGGTTGATGATTTCAGGCTCTTTCCTTTCATCTGCAAGTTAGATAGTGCGAATGAAGTGGACGACATGAAGAACTGGCCAAAGGCAAATCCGATGTTGGATGAAAGCACTCCTTACGCCAATAGGCTTCTTGCGAGAACTAAGGCCGACTATGATGACCTTGAGCTGGAACCGTCTGGCCGTCAGGAGTTCATGACAAAACGGATGAACCTTCCTGAAGCAGACCTTGAGAAAGATGTAACCTCTCGGGATAAGTTGGTAGCTTGTTTACGGTCTCCTGGTATCGACTTAAAGGGTCGGTCATGTGTGGCTGGTTTTGACTATGCGAGCATCCGAGACTTTGCGAGCGTTGGTTTGCTCTTTAAGAATGGTGATGAGTTCATCTGGAAGCAACATTCATTTGCACGGAAATCATTTTTGAAAGCTTTCAAGTTAAAAGCCCCTATTGAAGAATGGGCCGAAAAAGGCTTGTTTACAATCGTTGATGGTCCGAGTATTGATCCTAGACTTTTGATTGCGAAGCTGGAAGAATGGAGAAATCTTTATCAGATTGAGCTTGTATGTGCCGATGGTTTTAGAATGGATTTGTTAAAACCGCTTTTAGAAGAGGCTGGTTTTGAATATGAGTTCTTGCGAAATCCAGGGGCTATCCAGTCTAAGGTTGCGCCAATCATAGAAGATGGATTTGCAAATGAGCGGTTTATCTTTGAAAATGACAACTCTATGATTTGGTATACAGATAATACCTATGTCAAAGAGGACAAGGATGGCAATAAGCGTTTCTTGAAGAAAGAACCTGTCAGAAGAAAGACGGATGGCTTCCATGCCTTGATTGCTGCTCTTTACAAGAGGGAGCTGGTTCAAGAGTCGAATGTTGGTGAGTTCCTTGACATGCTCGATAGCTGGGATTTTTAATCTAAGAATAATTTTTGGGTGGGTGGTCGGCATAAATTAAAAGAAAGGAGGAAGTGCATTGGGGTTACTGAATTTATTTAAGCGTGAAGTGCCAGAGGTTGGTTTTGAGTTCGAGGATCTTGAGCGGATGTTTGGGAATCTCCAACTTAAAAGTTTAGCGATTGATAAGTCAGCTGAGTTCATCGCTCGAATTTTCGCTAAGTCAGTGTTCAAGTATCAAGAAAATGGCAAGGTTAAGTCTTCTGATTGGGACTACTTGCTGAATGTAAGGCCTAACAAGAACGAATCTGCGTCAGATTTTTGGCAAAAGGTCGTCTATCGGTTGATCACTAAGAATGAGGCCCTAATCTTTCTTACAACTGATGACCAGTTGCTTGTTGCTGACTCTTACACACGGACTAAATATGCTGTTTATGATGATGTGTTTGAGTTTGTAACTTGTAGAGGATATACCTTTGAGAAGCGTTTTCGGATGAGTGAAGTCATTTTCTTACAGTACAACAATAACCGACTGCAAGATTACATTTCTGACTTATTTGCTGATTACGAGAAGTTGCACACTCGTTTGGTCGAGGCCTTGGCTAGGAATAATCAAATCAGAGGAACTCTGAAAACCAAAAACAATGGGAGTTTTGATAAGCAGATGCGTGATAAACTCCAATCATATGCTGATGGACTCTTTAAATCATTTAGCACTAAAACGATTGCCATTGTTCCAGCTCAGGACGGAATGGAATATTCCGAGCATACGAACACAACAGGAACTTCAAATATTTCTGTTGATGAGTTGAAGAAACTTCGTCGGCAATTTGATGATGAGGTCGCTGACGTCTTAGGGATTCCAACAGCTTTAAGTCATGGCGATATGGCCAATCTGGAAAATAGCCAAAAGATGTTCAATAGTTATTGTTACCAATCACTCGTTAAGAAAATGAGTGATGGGCTTAATTTCGCTTTAGTGTCAAGACGGCAATATGAGCGCAATAATCTATTTGTAATCATCGGCGAAGGTCAGAAAGATAAGTTTGCACTTGCTGAAAACATTGATAAGCTTATTTCTTCTGGAGCGATGACTCGAAACGAGGTGCGCTCTGAACTTGGCTTAGAATCTGTCCCTGGTGGCGATAAATTCCTCATCACCAAAAACTATCAACTTGGTGAACAATTAGAGAAAGGAGGTGAGAAAGAAGATGAAGGTAATTCCGATTAAGGGTACAATTGTATCAAACAATGACAGATGGCTTTACGATTGGCTTGAGTGGGATGCAACAGCTCCGAAAGATGTCGTACTTCCTGAAAGTGGCGAACCGATTGAGGTTCATATCAATTCAGGCGGAGGAGATGTCTATGCTGGTAGTGAAATCTATACTGCTCTACGCTCGTATCCTGGCGATGTGACCGTGAAGATTGTCGGCATTGCAGCAAGCGCAGCAAGCGTGATTGCAATGGCAGGAGATACGGTTGAAATCAGTCCGACTGCCCAAATCATGATCCACAATGTCTCAACTCAAGTAAATGGAGACCATAACACTCTGCTTCATGAAGCTGGGGTACTAGAAGGGTTTAACAAATCGATTGCTAGCGCTTATGTTCATAAGACTGGAAAGGCTCTTGATGACTTGCTTGACTTGATGAACAAGACTACCTGGTTTGATGCTGAATCAGCTTTGAATCATGGATTTGTAGACAAGATTATGTTTACAAACGAAGTCGCTCCGACTCTGGTAGCGAGTGAAACTCCTATGATCCCAAGTGATTTTATCGAAAAAATGAGGTCAGCAATGACACCAGATATCGATAAAATCGCAGAACTGGTAGCTAAAAAGCTAGAAGCTAAACTACCAGATATACAAATCGACAAAGAGGCTTTTGAAAATAGCGAATTTCTACAGAAGAAATTCAATTTTCCAGAAAGTCCAGAAAATAACACAGACAAGGCTGTCCCTAAAGGGTTCGGTCTTTTTATGTTTTAAGAAAGGAAAAAACAGAATGACAATGCAATTATCTAACCAATTTGAAAAACAACGTCAGGCATTTTTGGATGCCGTTGCAAATGGTGCACCTCAAGAAGAACAAGCGAAGCTATACAATGAAATGATTGAGTCTATGACCAATGAAATGATGGTTCAAGCTCGTGATGCTGCTCGTGAAGAAGTTTCAGCCTTGAATCCATACGATGCCAAGTTGACTGCTGAAGCTCGTGAGTTTTTCAATAACATTGAAAAAGCCGCACCTAAGGGAGTTGAAAAACTCTTCCCACAAGAAACAATCGACCGTATCTTTGAAGATATGGTTATGGCACGTCCACTCCTTCAACATATTGGCCTTAAAAATGCTGGTATCCGTTTGAAATTCCTTAAATCAGAGCAAACTGGTCAAGCTGTTTGGGGCAAAATTAATTCAGAAATCCAAGGGCAGCTCAAACAAGAATTCAACGATGAAGAAGCAATTCAGCACAAGCTGACTGCTTTCGTTGTGATTCCAAAAGATGCCGAAAAATTTGGTCCAGCTTGGTTGCAAAAATTTGTTTCTGCACAAATTACAGAAGCCTTTGCGGCCGCTCTTGAAGCTGCTTTCTTGAACGGCGACGGGAACAACAAACCTATCGGTCTTTCTCGTACCCTTACAGGGAGTGTTTCTGGAGATCAGACAACTTATGATGAAAAAACAGCTCAAACTACTAAGTTGACTTTTGCTGACGCAGCTACTGTAGTCAAAGAATTGACGAAAGTATACAAGCACCACTCAACAAAAGCTGACAATAAGACACCAGTCGCAGTTGAAGGCAACCTTGTAATGGTTGTTAATACAGCCGACGCTTGGGATGTGAAGAAACAATACACTTCATTGAACGCTCAAGCTGTTTATATCACAGCTATGCCATTTAACCTTATCTTGGTTGAATCTGTGGCGCAGACAGCTGGTAAAGTCACTACATTTGTCAAAGGTCGCTACGACGCCTTTGTCGGTGGTGGTATTTCACTTGGCCGTTACACAGAAACCTATGCTTTGGAAGACCTGGACCTTTATACTGCTAAGCAATTCGCTTACGGTAAGGCTCACGATGAAAAGGCTGCTGCAGTTTGGGAATTGAAACTCCCTCAAGCATAGTCTAGGTACTAAACCATGGATAAGGAAGAACAACTTCATCCACTCCTTAAATCTTTTAAGGAGCGGATGAGGATTTTTCATACTGGAGAGGACAACAACCTCTCTAAAATGTTAGAAAGTTCTGAGTCAGCAATCCTCAGTCTGGTCGGTAGTAAGGACTATACCGATAAACGAGTGAGAGAACTGATCCTAGAACGTGCTAGATATGTCTACAATGATCAAGTTGAATTTTTCTACGGGAACTTTCAAGGGGATTTGATGGCATTATCACTAGAAAATTACAAATTGGAGGAAAAACATGATTAAGGTTTTAAAAGGCTTTTATGACCTCAAAGAAGGGGTATATCGTTCTACTGGCCAAGAGTTTGAAGCGACAAAAGAGCGCTTTGATGAAATCGATGGAGCGCTACCTGGCTTTGTTGAATGGTCACAAAAACAACCAGAAGTAACAACGCCTGATGCCCTATCAGACTAACCGCCCTAGCTATCGCTACAAAAAGCCCGAGGCTCAAAATGGAGACCTAAGAACCCCCTTGACTTTCTATACTTCTAAAGTCGAGGAGGGGCTTCATGGTCGTGATGTGTCTCATGAGAAGGCTTTTTTTACGATGGGCCAAGTTTACTCCCCTAGTTTCAAAGACATCGAGATTGCAACTGGTAAGTCTATGCAAGCTAAGATGACTTTGAAAATTCGAGATCCTTTGTCTGATTATCAGCCAAAGAATGAGCATTTTGTCGAAGTTGGCGATATTCGTCTAGGTGGCAAGAAATGGCAAATTATCGATGTTCGTCCTGATTTTGACAATCGGGATTTTTTGATAGTCGTTATTGGTGGTGGTCAAGATGTCTAGTGGTGCAGAATTGAGAGGCTTTGACGATGTCTTGAGAAACATTGAGGTACGCCTTGGTGATAACAAGGTCAAACGTGCTACCAGTCGAGCCTTGAAGGCAGTCGCAAAAGAGACTCTAGAAGAGTTTAAAGGTGCTCTACAGGTCTACAAAGATACTGGAGAAACCGTTGAAAGTGCTACTGCTGGACGTGTGACGGGTCTTGCTGCTGGCGTCCCTGTTGTGAAAATCGGTTTTGGTGAAGGGTCTCGTTGGCGCTTGGTTCACTTGAATGAGTTTGGATATGGTAAGAACCCACATCCAAGGGGGTTCGGTGTCATCAGACGTTTTTCAGAGGCTCGTGCTAAGACGTACAAATACAGAATCGCTAGTCATTTGAAGACGGAGGGGTTTTAGATGGTCAAAGATAAGTTTAATGAACTCTATGAGGCTTTGAAAAAAGATGAGTCTTTAGCTGGAATCAGTATCAAATCTTTTAAACGTCCTGACTCGTTACCAAATAATGAGCCAAGTATTGTTATTAGACCAGTTGGTCCGCCGATGCAGGCAGTTCATGGCAGTAATACGAGTCTGGCTAAGACATTTATCTATCAGGTCAATGTAGAGTCTACTAATTATACGGAGTGCAAAGTACTCCAAAGAAAAATCGAAAAGATTATGGAAGACCAGGAATTTTATCAAACCAGTGGTGGTTTGGATGAATGGATTCCAGAAATCAAACGCTATGTAGACGCTCGGACCTACAAAGGTCGGAGTGCTCTATACGAAGAATACTAAATTAAAGAAAGAGGTGCTATAAATGGCATTAGTTGGTTTTAAACGCATGACAATTCGTGTGTTGGATGGGGAAGCTACTCCAACACTTGGGAAAAACCTTTTCGTGGTAGAAGGTAAAACCGGTGAGGGTGCGACTCGTACCGCTAAGATTACAGGACTTTCAAGTGAACCTGTTAAAACTTACGGAAGCGATGTCGCTTATTACACATCAAAACGCGGTGTAGGTGATGTGAAGATGGAAATGACAGCAGTTGACATTCCTCACATGGTCCTTGCCAAAATCCTTGGGCATGTAGTTAAGGACGAAATCATTTATATTGGTGAAGATAGTGATGCTCCACTTTGTTCAGTTATGCTTGAATCTAAAACAGCAAACGGCACGAAAGCGCAAGTTGGTTTCTTCAAAGGTAGCTTCTCAATGGATGCTGAGGAGCTTGAAAGTCTTAAGGAGAAGCAAGAGGAACTTCCAGATGACAGCTTGAGTTTCTCAGCCATTGCAAGCGATGATGAAGAAATCAAAGGTAATTACTATGGTAAGTACATTGGTAATGACGAAGAAAAAATCAAGAAACTCAAAGGGCAACTTAAAATGGTTGCTGCAGGGTAGGAAGAGGGCGCAAGCTCTCTTTTTATCTTTTTTTCTAGAAAGGAAAGTAAATGGCTAAGGTTAAATTTTTAATTAAAAATGAAAAGGGTCAAGATGTTCAAAAGACCAGTAAGGAAATTACTACCAAGGACTATCGCGACTACTTGATTCTCAATGAAGCACTATCATCTGATGTGTCAGAGGTAGAGAAATTAGACAAGCAATTGGAATTTATCGCCTCACTGTTTGAAGATTTGGAAGTGGAAGAACTTTTGAAATTCACGGATATGGCAGATATTTTTGCGGTATTTGCAG